GCGGCTGGAGTTGATGAAGCTGGTGATGCTCACCGCATCGTTGTGGTCGGTTATCGTGAACTGACCGGTCGATACCAAAGTTGCCATTGCAACCCTCCTATTTTACGATGTCGCAGAAGTACGTGGCCCTTGCGTGCACGTTGTCCGCGGTGACATCGATCGTGCGATATCCAGCCGTATGGTTGGAATTCCAAAGCGCGTCGTCGTTCGGCTCGTAGAAGCTCTTGCGTCTCCAGCTGAAAGCCGAGTCGGGTATGGATGCGGTCACCTCCTCCCCGTTGAGCAGCACCCTCGCGCGCAACGTGGTGTTCATCGCCTCTCCGGGTTTGAACACATCCCCGTTGGATGACTCGACCACCGTCACGTAGGCCTCGCCCTGTTCGCCCTGCTCACCCTGCTCCCCTTTAATGCGAATGGCTGTTGACCAGGTGAAACCACCATCACTGGAGGACCTCATGTAATAATCCGCATCAGTAGGGATGCTATGCCAATCTCCGGTTATCATAGCAGCGTACTGGGTGAGCAATCGCAGGGGGGTATGGCTGGATCCGCTACTGATACCCGCCGTCACGTAGGAATCCACAATCTGGACAGCGTGAGTGCTGACCCCTTGGTAAGTCCAGACGCCGGAAAAATCGTAAGATCTGGACCGGCTGACGATGAGTGCATACCCATCGTATTTGGTGCCCTGGGTCAGATGGACCACACAACCGAGCTCATGCTTAGACAAAGTCGACCAGGATAAATCCCAGCACCCCTTGATATGCCGCATCCACAGAGCTTCCAAGAGCGTCTGCGCGGCTTGAGTGTTATATATATAGGATGTGGGATAATCGCTGGGATCGGACGCACTCTCGGGATAGGATTGCTTAACCAAGTTGGTCCGGATCAACGCCTTGCCATAGATTTCCGACCAATAGAGATTTAAAGCCGAAGCGCCATTGTTTCTATACCTTATACGTGCCCGGAGGGATTCATATACAACTGCATGCGACTCATCGATAGGATCCAGCGCCACTCCGGCATCCTTGGAATCCTGGATACGATGGTCCGACGACGCGATCAGGCTGAGATCGTCGTTCTTCAGCCTTGATGCGCCACTTAGATAATCGGTATCCAGATAGGTGGTCTCGAAGTCCATCCAGGTCTCGACGATATCGGTATCCTCTGGCCAATAGTCTCCAGCCGCGATCGGCTCACCAGGCAAGGGATCCTCGGTACCGCCGGTCGGCAAGCTCCCGCGCCAAAGCAAAGCACTTCCCATGACCTTGGTCCTCGGCCATCTGATTCGCACCCCGTCATGCACATCATAGCGTTTTTTCATGGAGAATCTGGGAGCGTCCGGGCTGGCCAGTATTTTCGTTTCATCAATCAGGTCGACGGATCCTATAAACGTATGCGCGGTCTTCGTCCAAGTGATCCCATCGCCATCGATGGCTGTGATCACATGCAGGTGCTCGGCCAGAAGCGGATCAATCAACGCCCGGTATGTCACCTCGCCCTTGGTGGCTGAAAAATGAACAACCGTATCCAGGATATCGGGTGCATCCGTGGATATCCGGTCACTGAGTCCGGCGAGATCGAGCAATTGGAAGAGGATCGATGTGGACTCATGCCCTCGCCGATAGATATAGAAAGCCGAATCATCGACAAGCGTAGGATAGCTGACGGAAGTGGATATCATCTTGTCCAGAGCCACGGTGAAATCAACCGCCTCAAGACGGATGGGAGAGGGTTTCGTCGGAATCATCCAATCATCGGTGAACACCGGTTCCATCTGGCCATCGAAAAGACATGAACCGTTGGCCTCAAGAACCCGCACCAGGATAATATCCGTGGTGTCCTTGAGAAGATTGAAAATCCCTTCATCATATCTGATGGACCAGGAGGCGTTGTTGATCGTGCTTTTATACTCTGAGTTGCATATGCTCTCGTTTATGCTGAGGCTATTCGCGATAAGCAGGTGTGAGACTTCATGTTCTTCGCTATTTATCGTCAGCAGAATCCGGACATCGTCTATACTCATGCCAGTTTTTTCCTTCCCAGCTTCACCCCGGCTGCCTGTAGCTTTCCGTAAAGGTCTTCAATACCGTAGACATCTCCGTTGATATTGATGATCTGGCTGGCGGATCCTGTCGCGCCGCCATTGCCGATCGGTGTGATACGCACATGTTCACGGCCGCCGATGTTGTCGCCGACTTTTATTATCTGGGGTCCATTCGTGATGAAATCCCCGCCATTCGCGAAGGCGGGAACAGCTGAGGTGTCGACTCCCAGATCCGTAAGCCGGGCCATTATGGTACGAAGCTGATCAGCATCGGTGACCGTGTCGATCGCATCAAAGAGAGCCTGGATCTGAGCGGCCTGCTTTGCGATCTCCTCATCGCGTCCAGACCAGAACTTTGACCATCCCGACATCCCGGCCAGTTCCTCGTCCAGGCTTGATACAGCCGAGGATGTCGCCGACGACAAGGCGACTTTCGCATCCTCGTAATTCCGCTGGGACTGCAGATCGGTGGCACCCGCCTTGAATTCCTCGACGCTGATCAGATTGCGATCAAGCTGCCTTTTAAGCAATTGATATTCCTGATCGATGGAATCGTTGATGGAGTCGGCCAATTTTCCCCTCGCCTTGACCTCATCCTCCATCGCGGAAAGGATTGAGTCATCCAGCCCTGCGCCACTACCTCCTGCCAGCCCGGAGGTGATCCCCGCCACACCCCCGATGGCGAACAGCCCCAAGGCGATGGGAAGGCCAGCGATACCGGTCTCCGCAAGGATGCGTAAGCCAGAAGCCAGCGCCATCGAGGAAATCTGTCCGAGCATGGACTGCAGGAACTGGCTCGCGCTCTCACCGATCGCATCGATACCGCTGCCACCTGAAGCGGCTGCGGCTCCAATATCCGCGAACATTCCTGATAAAGATGATCCTAATGATTCAGCGTTTAACAGCTGTTTATAAAGAGTATCGCCCATGTCCTTAAAACCCTGGTCGAGCATCTCACCGGCTGTCATAATCCTGGCGATCTGCCCATACTCCTTATCCCAAAGATCGCGCCTCTCAAGGTGAGTGATCAGTCCATCGGCTTCGAGTGACAGCAGCTCCTTCTCATAGGCAACTTTCTTCCGTATCGCCAGTTGCTCTTCGGTGAGCAAGGACTCCCGAAGTTCCTGGGCGCGCGCCTGGATGTTCTCGGCATCGGTGATGCCCTTGATGGATCCCGCTATATCGCTGTATTTTCCCGCGAGGACCTCCAGACTCTCCTGCCATGCTCCCGTATCGCCCTCGGATGGGCCTGCGGACCAGAGCTTGTTGATCTGGCTCTTGAGCGCCGACAGCTGCTCCTCCAGGAGTTTTTTCTGGCTACGGTCGCCATCGAAATCAAAGGAAACGGGAATATCGAGGACAAAGGCATCTGCGGATTTACCCAGGATCTTGATTATGTAGTCCTCTATGACCGGAGTTTCTAGATTCGTCATATCAGCCAGTTCAGCCTGCCTGGCTGCGATGATGGCATCGTACATCCCAAGACGTTCAATGGCCGCTGCCAGTCGGTTCCGGTTCTCCTCATTACCATATTGATCGATATAGCCCCTGCGTGCTACGAGCTCATCATCTATGGACTTCTGCTTTTGAAGTAGGGATATCTGTTCTTCCAGTGCGGATTTTCGACCTTCTTCAGTTCCCGAGTACAGCCCAGCGAGAATGAGTGTGGCGTCTTGCTGTTTCCGAAGTTCATCGGCTATCCATGCTTCCGTCTCGGCTTTCTTTGCTGCAGCTTCCGCCGCGGCTACTTCCTTAGCTTCAATCTCTCGCTGGGTATCAAGTCTGGTAGAGATAGCCTTTGCCATAATCTCTTGGTTCGCGATATAGTTCGCCTGCATATGCAAGACTTCTTTTGCAGATTCTTTATCGGTCACAACCTTCAAGGCTATTTCCAATTCAGTACTGTTAAGTGTTGCAAGATACTCGTCGAGCTGACCCGTAAGCATCTTGTCATTGAGATTCAAGGCGACTTTACCGGATTTAAGATTCGCAAGAAATGCATTCAAGGATCTCGCTGCAGCCTCAAGTCCTGGAATATTTAAGAACTCCTTTCCTATCTCAGCTTTTATCTCACCCAGGACTGTTTTATAACGGTTCAAAGGGCCAAGTGCATTTGCCATCGAAGTGGCGACTCCACCCACTCGAGAGCTCAGCGCATCGAGTAATATTCGCTGAGCCCCAGCTGTGTCACCCATCTCCACCATTGAGGTGATATCCGTCTTCATCTGGGAATCCAGCATGACTCCGGATTCCTCAAGCTGATTCATACCTTTGATTGGATCTTCCAGAGCTCTACCAAGCTTTTTCGATGCCGAAGGCAGGCTATCACCCCAAGTCTTGGCAAGATCGATCGATAGTTCCAGGACCTCAGGAATGATATCCGAACCAATTTTCTTAAACGTAGTCAGCCCAGCAGCCATGTCCTTGATCTGCTGTTCGGACACCCCGGTTGCCTCTCTCAGGCTTTCTGCCCAAAGACCGATCTGCGCAAGCGACATCTCTGAAGCCTTACCGGTCGCTCTGATCACAGCTTCGAGTTTCGCATCGGTGGTCACAAGGTTCTCACCAGCTTCGAAGCTTTCCCTATATAGCTGGATTACCTTTCCAATGACGACTGCGACCGATGTATATGCACCGATCTGTTTCATCAACGAATTAATACTGAAATCCACGGCCTTGGCTTTCCTGACCTCGGTCTCCGTGATTTTCTCGTTGGATTTAGCTGCCTGCTCGGTCGCGTCGGAGGCTTTTTCAGCGGTATCGCCTGACTCCTTCATCGCCTCGGAGGCTTTCCCGACAGATTGCTCATAGTTCTCGAGTGCTTCAATTGCTTGAGCCGCCTGCGCCTTGATGATCAACGCGAGTTCCTGGGTCACCGTCTGGGGCATACTATATCACTCCTATCCTCATCATATGAAAAGAGGCGAAGCTAAAAGCTTACGCCTCTTGTGCCGCTGCGACGGCATCGTCATACTCATTCTCGAATGCTGAGATCAGATCCACCAGCTCAGACGTCTCACCCTGCTTCCCACTGCCATTGGGCAATCCAAATCTCCGATAGTCCTTCCAGATGCGGATCGCATCCCACAGATCCTCGGTCAGCAAGGTCCTCATCTGCGCCCTGGTGATTATCCTTCCGGATCCCAAGTCCAGGATCTGCCCGTCATACCAGGCAGACCGCTCCTGATAGGCATATCCTAGGAGGCAGGCCCGGAATCCGGCGCGGAGTTTTTTACCAGTTCCTCCGATACCTCCAGCTCCATGATCTTGTTCGCAGTCTGGGTGGCGAGAAGCCAGCAATAGTCGCTGCGGATCTCGGAGAGCTGTTCCCCAGAGGTGACGTTGACAATCTCATCGACGACCTTTCCCTCGGATCCCACCTTCCCACCGGTCTTGATCCTCAGGTGGTGTATCAGCACATTGGACCCTCGCAGTATGGCGCGGATATCGGTGTCCAGATAGGTCACGATCGTTCCCTTGTCCCGTTTGGCGACCTGGTGCTGCCATGCCGACCGGTCTGTCGCGGTGGGTTTGTCGTATTCGATGATGATCTGCTCATCGGCAGCCTTCCTCTCATTGTCCAGAAGCGGCGGAATCCACGTCCGCCGCACATTGATATTCAACAGCATGTAAACCTCTCCATCATGCGGCCGGTACGGTGGTCTCGTACTGCCAGCTTTCAAGCGCCGTGTAGTTGAAGTTGAACGGTACGGCTCCGCTGGACCCCTGGCCCTCCGACAGCTGCGGGATCCGCATCTTTCGGAACAACGTGATCTCCACCTCACCGGACTCAGTCTGCTGACGGTAGGTGAACCAATGCCAGAAGGTCATGTCGGCCTGGCGGGGGATGAGGGTCACCTTGCCCGCCTTGCTGATGATTCGCTGGCGGAACAGGCCTTCCAGCTCACGCTGCATGTCGTCATCGGTCATGAAGATTCCGCTGATCGTGCCGCTTTCGCTGATGATGCCGTCACCCACCAGGTGCTTGGTCCCGGCTATCCGCTCGCACTGGCTGGTCAGGTCGATCTCTCCCTCTTGCGGCGATACCGGACAGTCCGTGGTCCAGCAGGAGATGTCCATGCTGAACGGCATCACCTTGTCTCCCGTCTCCAGCGGACAATCCGCGGTCAACGCCCATGCGGGAAGGTGGACAGGAGCCCCCACCACCAGGGCTTTGCCTTTGGTCAGCGAAGAATCAACCAGGGTGTCGAAATATGAGCTCGCTCCTTTTGCGGTGATGAAGCCATAGCCGCCTACGAAAGACGCGGTCTCAACGGTGATCTCGGCTGCGGCGTTCTTGCAGAACCCGCTGCGTCCATCGATACTCTTGATTTTCATGGATCCTCCTTCCATGCCCTACATCAGGGCGCGATTGAATGTGAATTCGACCATGTGTGGCTCCACATAGGTGTATGCCCACTTGACCGTCTCGCCTTCGTCTCCGGAATTCCGTGTGAATTGCCCGGAGCTGTTCATGACATCAGGGAAACCCACCCTGAAACTTCCGCTGCCGCTTGGGAGAACGATATCCACCTGTCTGTTGTGGATGCAAGGATTGTACAGATCCACTACCGCCAGGCTCGCCTCCATGATCCTATCCAGAAAGACTTCGGGCCCATCCCCCGCACCCACAATTGAAAGCTGGAAAAACAGGGTGGCATGGGTCTTTCCCTCACCAGCTGCTCCTGTAAACGTGAGCCGTATGTGGGGTTCGGCCGAACGCAGGGGCTGGGGATCGTAGAGCACCGACACCCCGGTCTCCTTCTTCACCCATTCGGCGAATTCATCTAAAATCTCCTTCATGCGTCTCCACCCCCTCCCGGTACAACGGTTTCTTTCATCATCCGTCCGATGACCTTATGATCGAGCTCATCCAGGAACAAAAACGGCCGGGCTGGAATCACCACTGACTTCTTGAGCACGAACACCGTGTGGATCTTTCCCTTTTTGCCATATTTCGCCAGAACCACTCCGGATGTTGGTGTTCTGGAGACGGTCCAAACCGCATACCGGCTGCTCTTCAAACCCTTCATGACCTCACTGGCAGAGAAGCCAAACCGGCGCTGCTGTTCCCTTGTCCAGCTGGACGCTGGAATCCAGAGCCATTTCTTTTTCGCTCTGATGACGAAACCCATCTGCTGGACCACCGCGCCTTCCCGGTTGGTCCCCACTACCGCTTGGGTGGCATCGGCCCTGTAAGAGATGGAACCCATCAGAAGCCCCCGATCCCTAAGCGTTTTTGTATTCTGCTTCACCGCGACGGTGAGAGGCGCGTTATCGGGCTTAATCCCGCCCTTGATCTTCCGTTGTGTCGAAGCGACCATGTACTGCCCGATCCGCGAGTTCAATTCCGCTGGATCGAAGTTGATCGCCATAGTTTTATGCTCTATTGTCACCTCTATCTGCATGGGAATTCCCTGCTGATCCTTCCTGGACGCACACTGCCGGTAGCCAAGGAAGAGGGTTTATCACCGCCGCTTTGATATCCGGCCGAGTCAATAGCGTCTCCGTATACCGCTCGGAGGAGCTCCATGGCATCTTCCTTCTTGTCCTGGGCGACGCTTTCATTCTCGGCATAGCTGTACAGCTCGTACAGCGCCCGCTTCATCACAATCTGCCTGTTCACCTCGGCATCCTCATCAAAGGCGCCAGAGGCAGCCACCACCTTGGCTTTCGCCCAGATGATGGCCTTCTCGATAGCACGCTGCGCGACCGTCGAGTCGCCGTCGGTCAACACCTCGTAGTTGTACGTCTTGATCTCGGCCTTCAGGTCCTCGACGGTGACTGACATTGGATCACCCCCTACGCCTGGGCCGCGGTCTGCAGCGCGAGGAACTCTGCGATGATATCCGCCTTGAGGTCGGTGGCATCAGTGGTCATCTCGTATCCACGCTCGGTCGCGATCGCGAGAATTTTGTCCTTGGTCAGAGCGGTCAGGGAGGATTCGGTGTACACCTTCTCCACATGCTCAATCAGACCGGCATCCACAGCTACTGCCTCGGCCTCGACTCCAACGGTGTCGGCGTTGATCGTATAGGCGGTGGCGTTGACGATAGCTGCATCGTAGACCGTCGCCCAGCAAAAGCCCTTGGCCGATACTAGCGGCATCGGCTTGGACTCACTGATGACCTTGTATCCGGAGGGATCATCCACCTTGATGGTCTTCGAGAAGAAGGGCACCGCCTCCAGATTCCCATCCACATCATCGACCGCGCAGTAGGTCAGCGCCGGAACGTCCGAGGCATAGGCCACGATCTTGTCGATGTCGACCTCGTACTTGACCACCTCTGCTCCAGCGGCGTCCCGGTCCTTATAGGTGATGCTGTCCTTGGTCAGGGTATACCCACCAAGATAGATCACACCTTTCTCCGCCTTGGCATCGATGCGGGTGTCGTTGGTCATGGCTGCGATCTTGTTCGCGATCGCCCCGTACGCCTTCTTTCCGATGAGGAACTTCACTTCCCCGGAGAATCCGGAAGCCGCCAGCGCGTCCTCCATCTCCTCAAGATCGGAGATGATCATCGCCAAGGTGCAGGCATCGTCGTTCCATTTGGTCGCAGGAGCAAAGGACAACGGGGTACCGTCGCCGTAGCTGACCTGGTAGCGTTCGAAACCACCCTCGGTCTGCATCATGTAGTCGATCGCACCCTTGATGGCCTGGGCGCACAGGGCGTTGCGGGTGAGCTCGGTGGTCCGCATGAGACCAAGGACCATCTCATCCAGGGAGGATGCCACCAGCTGCTGGCCACGTTCGTCTCCAGATCCGAACAGGTGCTTGAGGTCGTTGAGCCTGGCGCCGGTGATGAAATCGCTCAGCCGGATCGGCATGGGCTCTATCTCGGTATTGGTGACGCTTCCGCCACTCACGGATAGAGCCGCGGCACCTCTGGCCACCACAGGCACGTTGCCTGTACGCTTGAGGATGTCCGCGATTCTCACCCGGCTGGACGGGGTGTTGGTCCGGTACGCGAACACCTGGTCGAAGATGATCGAGCGCACCGGCTGCTGGCGTGTCACCAGCTTGGTGACCAGAGCCACCGTGAAATAGGTGTTGAGGAATTCCTGAAGATTCATATTTACTTCTCCTTAATGTGGATTCCACCGCACAGGGCGGTGGATGTCAGTTGAGAGCCCAGACGCCTTTGGCTGAGAGGGCATCGATATCAGCCTGCACGACGTCGGTTCCGGTCACCACCGAAACGAGCGATCTCTTGCAGGTCCCATGGACCAGGATGTTCACCGCGGTATCCTTACCTGTGGTGGTGTCCGCGATGGTTGTCGCCACACCCAGTACGGTTCCGGCGGTCTCGTCCCCGTTGATGTACGGCAGCGCCTTCCCATCGGCGGAATTGATCGCGACGATCTGACCAACGGATATGGTCCCCTTGTTAGCCACCACCAGCTTCCGCAAGATGACCGCTGGGTGTTTTCCGTCGAGCAGCTCGGACAGCTCGACCATTACGTACTTCGATGCTTTCATTCTTCAGTTCCTCCTAGAACCTTTGGGCCAAGTTGGCCCGATCTACTGTTTCTGGCTGTCTGCCAGGATCGGAAAACTCCATGCTGCGTCCGGGTTTCGGCTGCGCGGTCGCCGTCATGCCCTTGATCAGCTCGACAAACAGGTCCACGAGGGATTTCTCCTTCTTGTCACCGCTGTCCGCGAAATCGTAATCGTGGATGTCCACCAGCATGTCGGTGAACTCAACCACCTGGTCCCGCCTTCCGGCAGGCCAACGTTCGCCAATCTCACTGATGAGACGGGCCTTAACCCCTTCCTTATAGACCGATCTCGCCCGCGCCTCGCGCTGCGCCAGCTGGTCGGAGAACTCAGTCCCGTCAGGCTTCTTGGGCTCTGGCGGCACAGCCGGTTGGGGCACTTCAGGCAAAATGGCGGCTGCCGTTGGTTCCTCCACACTCTGGTCCTTTGGAGGCTCGGAAGTGGTGGGAGTCTTGGGGAAGTCGGAGAAGCTGTAGAAAGCTTGGTCGGCGAACTGCATGCCCTCCCCCTTCGTGTCGATAGCGTTGTCGGGCTTGGTACCACCGACCTGGGCGATCACCTGCATGTCCCTGATCTTGGGTGGAATAGAACCGAGCATGGCCAGGTGGTGCAGATAGCGCTTGCCATCCGCCGCTCGCGCCGGAATGCTCACCGACCAACCAGGATAAAAACCACTGTCGATCGCCTCGGCGATCAGGCTGTTGAAACTCACATCACCATACAGGATGCCGTTGACACCGTCAGGATCCTTGACCAACTGCACCGTCTCGACGTTCCCCCACGAAGGCCACCAGTCCTGCTTTGTCATGTAGTGACCGAGGCTCACCGGGCATTTGCCATCGAAGGTATCGATGACGTCCTGCAGGTTGGCCAGGGTGATGGCAGCGCCATCGGCGCCAAAGCTGCCTGTCTTGGCCAGCTCCATCCTTTTTAAAACCGCTTTTTCCATCGCAAGCTCCTTTGCTGTACGCTAGCAGATTCCTGTCAGTGGGAATCACAAGGGGTGGAACCCACCCAGTCAAGGAGCTCCAGCTCACAGCGCTCGATACGCCGGTGCGTATCCTCGAAAACCATCGCCGGGCTCCAGGATTCATCCCCGTCCGGGTACATGACCAGATATCCCGGTTGCCCAGGCTCAAGCCTTCTCCCCAGCCTGATGGAGGCCGCGCCGCTATCCATATGCTGCGCGAGAACCATGCCGGTGCATACGTAGGGGATGGGTTCCTCGCTCAGCTCAAAGCACTCCCAGTCCTCCGCAAGAAGATCGGTCGCGCTCGGCTGGTATGGCTCGAACGTCCACTCGTCGATCTGCCTGGTGAGATAGGCAGTGAAGACCACGGGCGTCACCGAACCACCGTCATCCACCCCGTCCACCTTGCCGCCATGCTGCAGGAAGACGTACCCTTCAGGCCAGGATCGCCTTGTGGCCTTGGCTCCCGCTTTCATCCCATCGAGGGCCATCTCAAAAGTTCCATGTCTCATTGGAAACCTCCATTGTCCCCTCAGGGTAAAGCTGCGTATGTGCATGGAATCAAAGGGGTGTACCGGCTATGCATCTTGATTCCTGCGACAGGATGGAACGGGAGATAGTCCGTTTGGCTCCCAGAGGTGTTTAACAACGTTGATAAACGGGGTGTATGCGAAAAGACGTCCAATTCCTCGTCAAGGACTGTTCTTGCGCTGTGAAGCAGTTCTTTGCACAAGAAGAAAGCCCCGTCTCCAGGGGCCTGGTTCACTTCAGCAGATCCAGCTCGCCATGGATCCCGGCGGATTCGATCCGCTCCTTTTGGGCCGGGCTTGGGCTCCACTCTTTGGATGCCCTCACAGGATTCCTTCCGAATCCCTTCATGGGGCTGGAGTCATCGGAAGAGGCTGACTCCGGAGGCTTCTCATCCATCGATATCCCCAGGATGTCCGCCTCTTCCTGATAGATGGCCCGCACCGTGCTTCGGCAGTTGTAGTGCAAAGGTGGCCAGTTGTCATCCCACCAGGGATCATCGTACGGCAGCACGACGCCGCTACGGACCCGGCAGATGTCGGTCTGGCGGCCATCCTCTATTCCGATGAACTGCAGGGCGTACGGCTTATTACGCTCCATCTCCATCGCGCGGCCTGCGTTGTAGTCGGTCTGGATGTTGGTCCTATAGACGTTCTCGTAATAACGGGGCAGCCCGACGGCATCCACATTGGCCTTGATCGAGGCGACGAACGCCTCCATGCTGGCCGCCTCCCCCTCAAGCTGCGCCAGATACAGGCTCTTTGCCTTCTCGATCAGATCGAGCTGTGTGAGCCGTCCCACCGTGAACGCCCGCTTTCGCATGCTGGCCGAAAGCGCGTAGAACTGCTTCCTGGTCATGGTGACCCTACCTTTGGCCCAATTGATCGCCTCCTCATAGGTCAGGGCATCCATGGACTCCTTGATCGAGACGATAGGAATATCGGCGAAATCAGTGGCGGGATGGGAGGTATGGGCCATCCCCAGCAGCGACGCCTTCATCATAAGGATATAGGTCTCCTTGATAAGATCCTTATCGGGTTCCGGCAGCCACTTCTTGAAGATGTTGTCGCTTTTCAGCAATCCAGGATCCTTGTGTAAACGGTCGATAAACGCCTGGATATCGGTGTTTACCGCCTGTTTAATCCTTGGATAGGCGTCCTCCTCCAACTCGATTACCTGCGCGACTTTCCTGGTCTCATCCTCGATCACCGGATCAGGATCATCGGGCGGACTTTTTTTTTACTGGATGGTGTGTCGGAAAAGGAGAACATGCCGGTCTCAGGCATAGCCGGGGTGGCAGGCCGAATGAACACATCCTTATCATCCTCCGGCTCGGGTAGGTTGTACCGGGAGTAGAGGGCCTTCTTCGATATCGGTATCCCATGGTCGATGGCAGTCGCGACATCGGAAAAGGGCGCGTAGTCGCCAGTGTCATAGGAGAACTGGGGGACCGGAGTACCCGGACCGAAGTTAACCTCGATGGCCATGTCGATCAGCTTCTGGACGGTATACGCAAGAGCCCGCGAGTCGTTCTCATACACCCCGCCCTTGGTCCGTTCCTGGACGGTGCCCAACGCCTGGGTGCCGGTATCGCTGACGGAGTTCGCCAGGGCCTGGCCGGTCATGCCGTAGGATATCTGCAGGTCGCAAGCCTTGATCAGCATCTCGAAATCACTGACCTTCCCGCCCATGTCGATCTGCTTGAGCTCCTTGACGTTCGCCAGGGCTCCAGATGATCCACTGTTGATCTGCGCGATAAGGTCCACCAAGGTGACCGCGGTCTCCTCGGCCTTGGTTGGATCGGACTGCTCGAAAATGGCGATGATGCTGGGGACAGCGAAGCGCTCGGTAGCGGTCAGCCAGAACTCCCAGCCCATCTTCTTGAACTGCCAGGGCCAGTAGATGCTCTCCATATAGGGGATGCCGTATGGAGCGTTGTACCGGTCTCCTTCCGTACGATGGATGATCCATTTGAACGGCTGCTCACACTGGATCCAGCCGAGATTGTTGTAATGCATCGCACCGTCATCATCGAACCGATACTTGTTGATATCGTGGCCGATCAAGGCGTCGATGTAAAGCCAGCCACCCGGAGCTTTCTGCCAGACAAGCTCCGCGGGACGGAACCCGTACTTGAGGGCGTCGGTCAAAAGGTAGGAGCTCCATTTCCTCAGGTTCTTCTCGGTGAGGAACCTGGCGGCGTATTCGTTGACCTTCTTGTTGCCAGCGTCGGCCAGGGCGATGCAGAGGTTCTGCGTTGCGTTGCGCCTGTCATAAAACAGCCCGATCACCCTGGAGTCCTTGAGCATATCGTCAAACACCTTCAGTCCCCGCGAGCTGGTGCGGATCAGTTCGGATGGGTTCGGCAGGTACTGGAACACCAGGGAATCGGTGATGATCCTCGCGGTGAGCTGCGCTTTCTTTTCAACATTAGTATCCATGCTTGTATCTCCCTAAAAGTCCCGGCAATGCCGATGAACGTTTCCTTCCCGCTTTTCCCGAAGGCTTGCCCTTGTCTCGGTTGAACGCGCTCCAGGCCAGATAGATGGCGTCGACCACCCCGTCGTTCAAAGCGGTCTCCGGAAAATGGGTGAGCCGGTATATCGCGGTCCCGTCCTCCAGGTCCCCTTCGTAGGTGAAGGTCCCGTTCTCACTGTAGGCTCCGATGCTCCTAGCCCGCTCCGGCTTGCTTCCCTTCGCAGGGGCCCCGATGAACGGGATATCGATATGCTGGGCCAGCAGCATCTCCTGGACCAGCTTCTGATAGACCTTCTGGAATCCGACCTCCTCGAAGGCATACAGGCCAGGGGTGTACCTCTTCCACCAATCGACAAACGTGTCTACAAGATCGGTGATGCTGCCGTAGTCCTTGTACCACAGTTTGAATACATGGTAGGAGCCACGAATCCTATGCCGTCCCATCAGGCAGCACGCGGCATCGTCGCTGCCTTCCGCGTTGGGGTCGATGCCCACCGCGAGCTCATACTCGTTGATATTATTATGTCCCTTGGGGATGAAGCGCAGCCATTCCCTATGGACCAGCTTCGTGTCGTCATCCGTCAGGATGGACTGGTACTCGGTGTTGTACTTGACCGAGCCGATCTCCTGGCGCTTGCGCTGGCAAGCGGTGATCGGCCAGTACTCAGGCCAGAGGGCCCGCTCTCCATCCTCTATCTCGGCCGACAGCCTCACGCCGAACCACCCCGGCAGCTCCCGCTTGGTGATGCGCTGCAGGACCCTGCTCTGCGGATCCGCTTCATTGAAGATCGTGTTGAGCATAAATATGACGGCGTCCTTGGACAGGTTGGTGACCGCGCTGAACAGCCAGTCATACAGCCCACCCAGGGCTTTGGAGCTCTTCGCATCCTGGTCGGTTATCAAATCATCGCAGATGATGAGATCAGGCCGTTTTTCACGCTTGATCAGACCACGTACCGACGCGCCACGTCCGAGGGCGACCATGGCCGCACCGTTTTTGAAGGAGTACATGCCATCCTTCCATACCTTACCCCTCAAGTTCCCGTAGTCCTGGATAAGCAGCTGGTTGTCCTCGAACTCCGCGGCGGTGTCCTTGATGAAATCCTCCGCCAGCTCGGCGTTCGACCGGAACACGGTGATGAAACGGAAATACCCGTATATGATCCCCCAGATCACCAGCATCCGGCCGAAGTACGTCGACTTGGCTTGTTCACGAGGTGCGCATAAGACCAAAGCCAGTAGTCGGTCGCAGGGCTGCGGGATACTCTGGAACTCCTTCCTATGCTGTTCGGCTAGCTCATTGACGACCTCCGGGGTGACCTTCCAATAAGGACGGCCTGACTGCCTGTCGAATGCGGTTTCCTGGAATATCCTGGAAAGGGTCCTATGCCAGGGAGCCGGATCATACTTTATATAATGAGGAAAGTAGTGCTTCACGAAACCGGGTATGTCTGTTCTGAAGCGTTCATGACGGTCCTTGGCGGCCCTGCTATCGGTTGCCAATTCAGCTGCGCGCTTCGGATCCATGTCCAGCACCTTGAAGAGGATGTCGTACGTGGTGTCGCCAGGAGTTCTAGACATCGGGCACCTCAAGGTTGTTCACGATGGAGAACAACTGGTTGTATATCTCAGGATTCCCTTCCAGCGCCTTTTGAAGATCCGACAGCACCCCTTCCTTCACCTTCAGGAACATCGCCTGGTAATCCATACGCATCCGGACGATCTGAGTCTTCGCCCTGGTCATGTCCTTGACAAACTTGGCCAGTTCGGGAAGATCCTTGAAATCCACACTCTCGATGGTCTTCGTGTATTGGAACGCTTTCCCAATCAGATAGTCCAAGGTGGCTTCGTTGGTGTCCGTGGCAGGATTGTCACGGATGGTGTTGATCAGTGCGGTGGTCTCCTCACGGGTCTTCATGAGCTCCCTTGCGATAGTCTTGTTCGACTTGACGGTCCGCCTGATTGCCTCACGGCTGATATCGATACCCTCGCCACGGAGCTGCTTCTCGATCTCCTCGAAGGTCATCATCTGATCGTCATGCATGGCGCAGACACGTTCGACCAGGTTGAGGAGCTCTGCTTTCTTTCTCTGTCCCATCAGGCATCCTCCTCATCGAATACGGCGATCCCGACATCCTGGGCATCGCCCTCCAGGAGGTTCACCCCCTTGGGAGCGATCCTATACGACGAGATCTTCACATGCTTGCGGAATGGATGCGGATTCTTCTCGCAGCTGAGATAGCCACTGTCGGCTAGGTACGACAAAGCCCGCCGTATGTCGTTGGGGGTATAGTACTGGTAATAGGCCGCGATGATGGCATTCTCTTCAGCCGCGGTCGGGCTGATGTTCTTGAGCATCTCGAGAATCACACCACGAAGTCGTTTGTTAAGAGCGTCCATTTTTACCCCCAATGAAATACATGTCGATACGGTCGCCGAGGGTTTTCAACTCGGTCCGCCAGCCCCCGACCGCTTCCTGGACATCAATCTTTTTCGCATAGTTGCTCTCCACATCCCGCAGCCGCAATGCGAGCTGCTCGGAAGCCTCGTCCTGCTTCGCATCCCGTTTGTCCTGGCGTGCCTGCTGTTCCGCCATGCTCCGCTTCATCTCATCCTTGAACGCGGAGATCTTCTCGTTCAGCAGCTCCTGGCTCTCATCGAACTTGGTCGTCAGCCTGGAGTTCTCCTGCTTGATCTCCTTGATCATGAAAAAGAGGATGACCAGCACAAGCAGGATGAGGGCCGGGGTGCCTATAGAGTTGAAAACGCTTAAAAATTCCATAATGGATTGAAACCTCCCTTATTCTTTTCCATTGTCCTCCATGCGGGCTGTGTGCAATCAGAGCACCCCACTAAGGAGGTGCCGAAACTAGGACGATGATAAGGGTGGTGAGAACGAGGACAGCAGTGGTACCAACCAGGATATTATTCAGTATTCTGAGATTCCGGAATTCCTTCTCCATGTCTTCTGCGAAGCTCATCAAGGAGCTGCTGAGCCCGGTCATGGTCCCCTGGATCTGATCCAGCTTCGTCGATGAGCTCATCAATGATGTCGCTTGCTGTACCAAGATCGGCTGCGACTTCTGCAAAAGCTGCCGCACTGTCGGCAATTTCACCAGCGAGCTCTCCGACTTCATCTGCTGACGATTCCAGATTTGCTGCAATTCCTCCAGGATCTCCTGGTCCGACATGGCCGAGGGATCCTGAAGACTTGCGCCTACCAAGTATCCAGCCGATAACAGCAGTAACAATAGCAGCGATAACGCCAATCCAGTTGATTTCCATTTCATCGTGCCTCCTAAGCGGTCTTCTTTTCGATGAGCGCTCTGATCCGCTTGACGATCTGGTCTCCCATGAAATGCTGGATTGCATACGCGATAAGCCCTACCACAAAGATCAAGGCCCAAACGCCCTTGAACAATGCGGCGAGATAGCAGACGCCGGACAGCCCGATGGCGAATGCCATGGCGATTGTGGCATACCATCTTTTCAATTTTTTCAGAGGATCATTGAACTTGATCAGCTCCATGAACGCCTCCATGACCACGACGATCCCGATGATGATCCAGATGAAATAGTCGATATTCATACGGTTCCTCCTGTAGATAGGAGGAGTGTACCTCGGTGGAGAAAGGACAAATCTTAGGCAAATCCGATCGTTTGAGATGTTGCGTGGTATTAATAGCAGCAGAAGTCTGGTGGGATATGTGAAAGGAAAAATAGACCAATAGAAAATTAATTTTAGTCTAATTGCTTTAGAAAAACCGTCCTTGTCATCGGAGAATTATATGGAAAACAGGTTGAATAATTTGAGTCGACTCTAAGCGGGTTGAACGCCTTGTCTTGGAGGAGGGTTCAAAATGAAAACAAAATGTATCATTTTGATGGTAAAAATCATCAGTGCAATCGTTGAATTTCTATTAGATTAGGAGCACAAAAAACAAAAGGTGGATAAGACTTAATCTTCTCCACCTTTTTAACCTAATATAAAATCATCATATTCAACGAATGTGATATTCTATTGGATAATCTCATTTATTTATTATAATAACTGATTTTAATCTTTTATCGGTACAGAATAAAAGTCATCTTTGCAAGTTCTTCATGTGTTTGATGATCAAGCAGGCTTGGCACAATTATTACAAAAATAATCAATGGGAGCCATAACAGAAAAATACAACAATAGAATTGAACTGTCACCTTTTTTAGATGACTCTTAAATTCATCTGATTTTTCTTCGATTCTTTTTATTGCTTTAGGATTCAATTTTATTAGGGACTTTCTTCTTTCATTCACTATTTCCTTCAAGTGTTTTAATGAAGCAAGGCTATTGAATAGGACAATTGTGAAGATAGCGTTTATCAATACCAGTACAAAGACAATTAAAAAATTCTTTACTGAAAACAAATCAGAAAAATCAAGGTATCCGAATCCAATCGCGTTTGTAGCCATTACTAGAATTTCTGCCTTCAACGACTCTAGAATCCCCCTTAATCGTTCCAAGATATCCAACGATTCTTTCTCAAGCTGCGCCGCTAATTTATCCTCACTATTCATAGCACAAAGGCGATCATAGGCGAGGAGCGAATTTTGGTAAATCTCGTCGAATCTTGAAAATAAGACGGATAGTCGATCTTTTGGTAATTCCGATTGGAGAAATTTCATGAGTTGATATTTAAGGCAAGACCGCTGATTTCCATGGTCTTCAGCAAAGAAGATTGTAAAAGTCTCGTAATCGGTCTGCAGGGGTTGTACTAGCTCCTTCCTGAAGATGAAATTAGATATCTCCAGCGGTTCTTCCAGCAAGAAGAAGACTGTAGTCCCATTCTTTAGATCTGACATCTCCCACAACTTATGAAACAACGCGCAACAGTTCTCTGTATCCTGAAGTAATGGGGGAGGAAAATCATTATCGAATGATTTATAACTAAGATCCAGAATAATTGTAATATGATCATCTTGACGGAACCCTGTGTATCCACTAATTCCTAAGTCAGTTGAAATATAATCCTCAAGAGTATCTCTGCAAATGATGTTCTTCTTCCTGAGCTTATCCCTAGAAAGATGGATTTCAACACAATTTCCAGCAATTCCTACCCACGGACCGGTGTATTTATTATCTCCAATATAACACCCATCATCTGAAAAAAATGATTCCATCTCATTGACAAGCCCTAGGTCAAAACCTTGGTCAAAGGAGAGGGTAATCCCTGAATGAGGTGCACTGATTCTCGCAAGTCTAAATAGCTGTATAATAACTGTGTTCATATGTTATTAGAATAACTCATCGAACCGTTGCTTAATCAATGGATCTTTGATGACTAAGTAATTGGTCTGAGGATCAAATACCGCAACCGGACCGAAAGCAGAATGATCAATCCTGATATCTAGATTCTTGGTTTTATAATCAAGTCGGACCAAGCGCTTATACGCTCGACCGTCAGGAATGAAATCATATGGGATCTCGATTTCTTTTTCGTCTAAGAAATCATTAAATCTTTCCTGGATTCCCTCTTCTGGAAAAACTGTGTTTACAACCGTTTGTATTGAAAGTCCTGAGGTACTTTGCTTCATCACTAAAAATAAATCCCCTGAAATTTTTTGTTTCATTTCTTTATTATTTGGATATTCTTGTTCAACAAACGCAAGTACATTGTCTATAACTTGGTTTGTCACTACTGAACCGCTCTCAGTAGGTTTACACCCAATAAATTTTCTAAAATATTGCGCTACGTCTTTTTTCCCCCGTATGAATGACAGATATGATGATTCTTGCTGGAACCATTTGTTAATTTTTATATTTACCGCCATATTTATTTCATCGATATTTAAAGTAAATGAAGACAATAGATCCATGGTTTCATCGTTTATACTTGTACCAGACTTGTTAGTAAGAATTACAATTGCTAGACAATTATCATCATTATCTGAATAGTCGATACAAAAAACATATCCGCCCGTTGCCATCGGAATATCGGTAACCTCTACTCTAAAGCTAGTAGCTATGATTTTAGAGAGTTCATAATAATCGAGCCCTCCGTTCAGGTATTCACGGATCCGTTTGGCAATTGGATTTGGGTTGATTTCTTCATTTTCTTCAAATTCACCAAAAGTTCGACTGGTTTTCCTGCGATTTTTATAAATCTTGGAGAATTCATCAACAAACTTATAAGTGGTGTTTTCCTCTTTATTCTCAAACGGCAAGAGCGTTTCTCGAAACTTGACTGGATCTGCTTTTTCTTGCTGCAATTTTTGAACCTTATGGACTGCGATTTTATTAACCACGACTCCCATTTACACTCCTCCTATTTAAAGTATTTCTATAAAATACGATTTATCAACTAGCAACTGCTCTGTGGGAAAAATGATCCGCTCAACCATATACCATTTCCTTTGGGCTTGAGTTCGACATTAATGTACACTTCGCCAATTAATATGAAGCCGCACCGATGCTTTAATTGTAATAATAGGTCCACCCAAACCACAGCACAATCAAAAAAAAGAAGAGATTCGATCTTAAACATAAGATACAAGTATTACCGGTTAACAAATGGCGGTTATTAATTTGAAAGGATGCTTAAATCACAGATTTGATTAGCCAATTAGTATCTTCTATAAGTCTCGTGATATCTTCTCTTTTTGGTTCATCGACATCTGGGTGATCACAACGATTACGTATATCTGCCATATAGTCAACTTTCTTCTTTTGACTAACCGTGATAATATTTTTTTCTCTAAGTTTAGAAGAATACCAATTAATTCCAGGATTTTTTTTATCTGGCTGAAGATCATTTTTCTCTACTAGACGTTTTAAGTGCTTTTCAATAACTACACCACATAATGCACCAGCAGCTCTTAAGTTGATATCAAGGATTGTTTTTGCCGCTTCAAGCTCGTCCTCTTGGTATTCATAGTAAATGGTATCAACGATTTCATTAACAATAGTATCTAAATTGGTTTTAATAGCATTTAAGATACTTATCTGCATGGACAAATTATGTCGAATATACTTATTAGCCCGATCCTGCTGACTTGTTATATCTTCATACGCATAGTAGGGAAGCTTACCTTTGAGGAAAGCCTTAATACCATACTCACCTTCATAATTTTCCAGCCCAGATCCCGTATAATATAATTTAAATTCATCAATCCTATCATGGAGAAATTTTTGAACAAAAACCTCTGCACGAACATACCATGCTTGATAAGCGTCTTGGACATTCTGGTAGTCACGGAATTCCCAACCCTTGAGCATCAGACGTCCTTGTTCAACTGTGTCTTCCAATTGCTGTTTGATTTTTTCTAATACTTCCACCAGCTCCTCCTCTAGATTAAAAAAAAATAAAGATAATGTTGGTACTATCATCCTGTTATTTCTTCATTTTTACGTCTATCGAACTGAGAATCCGCTACATTGACAATTATTCATTCGTAAAGATGGTTACAGTTCGTTTTGCTTCAATTCCACAAGTTTATCCAGGCGAACGAGGATGTCAGCCACTGCGAGGAATATAACCCCACCAAGGAATGTGGATGCCCCAAGTGCACACCAGAAAATATTATCAGCTAGAATAGCTAATCCAAAATAACCGGATGCAGCCGCAATCAACCATAAAAATGGCACGAACAGAATGGAAAAAACCAACAATACTGTACCCAAGGTGTGCATAAAACCTCCTATTTATACCTTATATATATGTGCTTCTAATACGGATGATGATGTAGCCAGCCGATAATCTTACCCAGGAGGATTACCCTATCCTGAGCAACAATCTTTGGTTGGTACCGAGCATTCTCTGATCTGATGGTAAGCGTCTTCTCGAAGGGATCCACTTCGACACGTTTGATGTACACCTCGCCATCGACCGCTATCGCATAAATACCATCACCTTCGACCTCGCCACGGACGAAGAACGCGATGTCTCCATCGAACATCTGGATGCCCGTCATGCTGTCACCCCGGACTTCAGCGGCGAACACCAACGCCCTTGGATAGGGCTTAACGAATCGTGCCAGTAACGGCAGCTTCTCTTTGGTGAAGTCAGTATCCAGCCACTCCTGTCCTGGCCCTGCGCTCAGCCGTTGTGCAAGGATCGGGATCTCGATCTCATCCATATGTTCGCACTTTACAAGCTCCCGTCCATTTGGACTAAGGTAAGTTGTTAGGGGATCCTCCACTTCTATCACTGCCGACTTCTCTTCCTGAATCCTGTCTGGATCCATATACATAGATCCTTCTCCAGTTATGAACCAATGAAGGTTAATACCCAAATCCGCAAGCTGTTGTTTAATCTCGTCTGGGACTTTTGCCTTGTTACTCTCATAGTTTGCATAAGTGGTTTGTGGGATCCCTAGCTTTTCCCCGAAAGCTTTTTGTGAGAGTCCTTCGTTTTCTCTTATCAACTTAATCCTTTCTCCAAGCATTTTACCCTCTTTTAACTATATTCTGCGTATTTTATAGCAAAATACTATTTTTTAGTTGACAATAACCATATTCTAGTTTAACCTAAAAATAGGTTATTAATTACCTTAATGAGATGATAACCCACCATTCGGGTGAGCACAAGGAGGAAGGGATGGGAAAAGAGTTAAAAAATCTAGAATTTGAGCCTTGGAGTTACAAGAAATCTATAGAAATGGCTAGAACACACTACCAAAAGGTTCAAAAATATACCTTGGATTTGGTTAGAGAACTTTATTTTGCTTATCAAGCTTTATCAAATTCAGGATATAGAAGTGATCTAACCTCCGGACAAATGTCCGAAGGTTCCCCAACATGGGAAAGTTATTGTGATGAAGTCGGAATCAATGTTCGTACAGCTTATCGTTGGAGACTTCTGTACGATCCAATCAAAGAATGCCTCCTTACACCTGAAGAATTCAAAGCCCGTAAACTGATTGAGTTCGAAAATCTCATCAAGCAGCTGGAATCATCCATTGGTAAAGCAGCGAGCTGGAGGCCTGACGGCTGGTCAACAGCCTGCGAGAATTACTACCAATCCAAGCAGAAGGAACTGAAATACCAGCGTCTCATCAACCGACAGACATTCGACCAAGCGGAGTTGTTCAACCGTGAATACCTAGCTTCTCTATCCAACCGTTTTGATACCAGCTCCCCCGAAGACATCCTAGAGTTCGGACGCATGTGTGAGGAGGTCAAACCCTACGCAGTCCCTTCGGTCTCCGTGCCAAAACAAGTGAGGGTGGTCAAATTGGTCGAAGCGGCACTTGCGGAATTCCAACCAACCGTACGTCCTCAAGTTGCCAAGTTCATCGCGGAAATGATCATACGAATGGGAGTGGAGGAATGAACAAGACAAAAACCTACATCCACACCTATGCCATGCTGCTTCTGCGAGATCGAAGCTTAAGCCAGACCAAACTAGCAGAGATGGCAGGATGCACTGTCACCACCATCAACCAGATACTGCTAGGCAAACGGGTCTCCGGTCCCGTGCAGATGGTCATCGCCCAGGCACTCGGGTACCCAACCTGGACATTCCTGGCCGAAGCAGCCGAACGATTCAGTCATATGTTCACCCAGATGTACAACCATCCCACATCCAGAAACGAGGAGGAGCCATCCGATGAGAACCGCTATAAGAACATCGTCTGACACCCATCTACACACGGTATCAGGGGGCACGCTATGATCGGAGGAAACCGTATCTCTTCTCAATCCTACTCCACTCCATCACGTAGCCCCAGCATGCAGGAACGCAAACAGGAACCATCTCCCCGGACCCGTTTGATCATCGAACTGATCCCCATATATCCCTCTTCAATCTCCATCTATGAGCTCGCCCGTCGAACCGGAGTAAGCCGCCGGGTGGTTGAAGCAAACCTAGCCACTTGCGAGGGAAGATCCCTCATCTGCCAGGAAGGATTACAGTTCTCACGTCTGGAGGGATACTATGTGGATTGACGTGAAGGGTTTGTCTCAGATAATCAGCAAGACTCCCCGCACCATCCAGCTGATGGCCAAAGCAGGGAAGATCCAGAGCCGTCCGCTCGATGGGAAAAGAATCGAGGTCTATATCCCGTCTCTACCCATGGACTGGCAGACGCAACTGGTGAAAGCCGGGAAGCTGTCCTCATCATCCCCTGCAGCACTCACAGTTCTCGCGCCTCCCGCCCAGCTCGCTCTATCGAATTCCAGGTCGACCGACCTAGCGAGACTCGGGACCAAAGTGACTGATAAACAACGGGAGCGGCTGCTTGTCGCGCAACGATTGAAGGCCCGGCCTGCCGGGACCCCCCGGACCGCGTGGATCAAGTCAGTCGCTTCGTTCTTTGATATCTCGCCATCGACCTGCAGGCGCATAGCTGCGGAGATCGAGGACTATGGGATTGTCGGCAAGCCAAGGAACAAGGGAGAGCAACGATCGTGGGATCCTGAGGCGATAGCCTATATCAAAGGATACTGGCTGCAGGCTATCCGGGAGATTGGGGAATGCTCCAAGACAACCGCATGGAAGGCATTGCAAATCAAAGCCCGGGATGAGGCTTGGAAGATAGGCAGCCGGTCCTCCGCCTTCAACCTCCTGGGAGATGTGGACCATTTGATGGTTGCCTATGCCCGTGGTGGAAACCGTGCCCTGGATAATTACTTCTATATCACCCGTGACTGCGATGCGTTGCAGCCGATGCAGATAGTGATCGGTGACCAGCATATATTCGATTGGTGGATCGCCGATTATGAGACCGGGACCATCAGCAGGCCCGAATGCTACCTCTGGCTGGACATGTGCACCAAGCTTATCTATGGCATCGCTTTTGATAGAACTTATAGCAGCGATACCGTCAAGGAGGCTTTGCGGCTTGGACTGTATCGTTTCGGCGCTTTCGATTGCACCTATAACGATAACGGTTCCAGTGAATGTTCAAAAGCCATTAACTCGATCATCGACGATCTCATCAATCTGCGAATGGCTGCGGCGGATGTGAGCGATCTTTACAAGACACCTGAAGGCATTTACGTAGTGGTCAATGAGGAAGGGGATGTCTTGGAGAGCGCCAGAACCCCCGACGAATGGAGACGGAAGCACCGGAGGATCTTCGCCAATGTGAAGAACGCAAAGGCAAAGGACATCGAACGTTTCTTCCGGACGCTGGAAAGTCGGATCGAAGGCCGCATGCTTCCTGGACGGTGCGCCACCCCAGGAGCCACAGCCGCCATCGATGAAGTGGAACGGGCACGGTTGGAGGCACAGAAAGATAAGAGGGTATTGCTGACGATGGAGGAGTTCCAGCTGGTGGTGCTTGAGGAACTGAGGGATTACGAGAATTCGCTGCACTCAACCCTTGGAATGTCTCCGATCGAGAAGCTGAACCGCAAGATATCCCAGGGATGGCGGCCACGCTTTTTTGAGCATGAGATCATCAACTATATCCTGGCGGATAGGTCGATGAGGAAGGTCGAGCGGGGCCGTGTCACTGTCGGGACCGTGGCCTTTATTGGTGAGGACCTAAGACCGGCGGATGATGGATCCATGGCCGATGTAGGACTTTGGAGGTATGACGGCCGGAGTGTCGAGGTCCGTTTCAACCGGCATGACATGATCTATGCCTATGCGACTGTTGATGGATCAATCCGTCCGCTTAAAGCGGTCACATCGGTAACGATGCTTGATGATGAGGCCATGACCGAGGCGATCTCCATGAAACGGCGGCAGATGAAGGCTGTGCGTGATGCTTTCGCCCAGCTGACCAAACCAATCGGAGGACTGACTTTGAAAAGCGAGGTCACCCCGGTAATCAGGAAGGCCGAGATAGTCAGAAATCAGCTGCCTGAGACTACTGATGTGAACCTGGCTGAGGAGGTCACGAGACAGATCGCCTGCTCGACTGTGCGTTCAATTCCCATCAAGGCTATCCATACATGCCCACGCGACCATTACAAATGGTGCCAAGACATGCTTATCAGTGGTAACGATCTTCAGCCTGCGGATAAAGCGTTTATGCAGAGCTATGAAAAATCAGATGAATTCCAGGAATCAACTCTCTACTGGAAAAACTATAGAAAATTAGGAGGACATCGATGATCACATTATCAGAGGCGTTGGAAAGAACCGGACTGTCTCTCCAAGCAGTTGGAGATCTTGTAGGACTAGGGAAAAGCGCGATCAGCAGGGTAAAGAGCCATGACTATCCGAACTGGGAGAATATCGAGCGGGCAATCATCCAGAAGATGTCCGAAGCCAAGATGTTTGGTGACGACATTGTAATGGAGGATGTCAGGCCGGGAACGTTACGGGTTGATCCTACTTCATTCGTCCCCACCCAGAATGTAATCGCGGTGAATGCCCTGGCCAACAGCCTTCTCGATCCAACGACAACCCTTACCGCATCGGTGGGAATGGTCACCGGCTCCGCTGGCTTCGGAAAGACAACAGCCATCCAGCAGTTTGCAGCAGGCAATGACCAGTCTGTCTATGTGCTTTTCATGGAAGGATACACACTCAACATGCTAGTGCAGAAAATTGCGATGGAACTGACTGGGTTTAATCAAAGGACCTTCGATCGCAACCTGGCGATCATCAAGGAAGCCACAGGTATCTACCGCAAGCTCATCATCATCGACGAATCTGACCGGATGCCGATCAGAGTGATCGAATCGCTGCGGAACCTTAACGAATACTGTGGAGTCCCGATCATGCTTGTCGGAGAGGAATCCCTGGTCGCGAAAATGGAAACCCTACCACGTTTGAAGAGCCGTGTCCGCAAGCCGGAGATTGTATTCAAGCCGATAACAACGATCGATGTAGCCACCTATTATCAAATGGCCGTAGGTATTGATATCAGCGGGTCGTTGCCCGTCTGCCAAACCCTTCTGAGATGGGCTAACAAGGACTTCCGAACCCTGGTGAATGATGCACAGCATATCGTCGCCACCTTGAACGCATCGGGATTGGCCACTCTGACCGAGGAGGTTTTGAATGCTTATAAGCCCTACCGAGCGTAGAGTCTTATTTCAGACATCTATCACCGCGCGTCAGGTTCAGAAGTATGTAGAAGCAAAAGGATCGGTCGGCCTTGATGCCATTTGTGAGGTCTTTTCCGACGTATCCCGTCGCAATCTTAGGCATTGCCTCCTGCAGCTTTGTCAATCCGGCGCAATGGTAAAGGACTCCGGTGTATATATCGCATCCCATGAATACACCACTGTCGGATCAAAGGCTGACTGCGCTTGGCGCGCAGCTCGCATTTTATCTTCGTTTGAGATTGATAATTTAGCAAAAGTAGCGGGGATTGACAGAGAACATGCCGCTACTCTTTGCAGGACATGGCTATCACAAGGTTTGTTAATAACGATCGGCCGGAATGGTAAAGCTCCGATTTACAAGCTCATCAGCAATGAGGTTGTCCGGCCAATTATTTACCAGAAAAGGGGGAAAAAATGAGTAGATCGGCATTGATCGCCCGCATCCATATAGCCAAAGCGAAAGCCCTGGTCTGCTCAAATTGCGGACGGCTTTTCTTCGGTACGGCATGTCCTGGTTGCGGTGCTTCCGTACCAAAGCAACTCGACCAATGGCGGTACCAAGAAATATTGAAAGCCATCGGTGGAGAAGGATCGTGCGCAGATCTAGAGGACGCCGATCTAGAGAAAGTCATGGAATTCTTCGACCATGCGGGGTTCAGCACGGCGCATCCGTACATCTCGCCAAAGAGGGAGATGGAGATTGAGCGCCATAAGGCGATCCGATACATCCAGATCCGAGCTCCTGTGGTCCTTGGATCTGATTGGGAGCATAGGGTTTCAGGCTTCATTCAAGCGAAGATCCATAAACAGAAGCTTGAATGGTGTGATGCCGATGAACTGAGAAAAGTGATCGGCTGGATCAACCGGACTTATAAATATCAGCAAGGAAGGAGATAGCATGAGAAGAGAAATCGATGGGAAAGTGTTTTATGAGGATGCCCGTGGATCGTTGGTGCCGGAGGAGATGGTCAAACCTGTGGACCAGCTGCGTGATCAGCTGGTGACCAGAATCATGGGTGAGATAAACAACCTGAAGGAGATCATGACCTCGACCAAGGCTGGGATAATCGAGGATATAGAGGCATTCATGGAGCTAGCCGCGGCGGAATACAAGGTCACGATCGGTGGAAAGAAAGGGAACCTCACCCTCTCCAGCTTCGATGGGATGTACCGCATAAGCCTGGCGATGAACGACCGCCAGTCATTCACTGAAGGCATCTATCTGGGAAAGGACCTTATCGATAAGTGTATCGAGAAATGGTCTAACGGAGCCAATGCGAACCTCAAAGCGATCATCGACCAAGCCTTCCAGGTGAACCAGTCCGGCCGGATGGATATCCGCAGGATCCTCTCGCTCCGCAAGCTGGCGATCAACGACGAGGACTGGCGCAAGGCCATGGAGATCATCTCGGATTCCGTGCAGGTGGAGACCTCCAAGCAGTACCTGCGCAC